TGATCTGCATCTCACGGTCAGTCAGTTCCACTTGTATTGCACTCCTTCCACGACGAATGACTTCTTCTCGATAGGGATAGGGACAGGTGTGACACGGGGACCATCGACATAGAGCAGGCCAAACCCTGCCTGCCAGTTATGCGTCTTCGCATACTTCGCCTTACCCATGTCCATCAGGTTCCCCACCTCGAACCCGTACAGGGTGCGAGTGGTCTTCCCGTTCACTGACTGGGTGTAGGGCTGCAAACCGAGGCGGTGCGTATGTCCACACACAACGGACAGACCCACCTTCTTGCTCAACCCTTGCGCTGTCTGTCCTGCGACCTGGCTGACACCAGCCTCGTCACCGTGCATGGCAACCCAACCGGGAGCAACAGGGAAGGCTTCCTCATGGAAGGTGATACCCAGCTCGGGGAGCCGAAGGAAGTTCTTCAACTCGATCTCAGGCAGACCGAGTAGGCCTGGGAGTCGGCGCATGATCTGGTTGTAGAGACGGTCAGTGTGATTGGAGCGGATCACATGCTCCACCTGTAGATCCTTCAGCACCTGAACCGTGGCATCACGGTCCTTACCGATGCTGCGTTCCCACTCCAACGCTGTGCCCTGTGACCAGCGGGAGATGGTCTGCATGTCCATCTCGTCACCGATGGTGAGGACCGTATCGTCAGGTCCCTTGAGGTCAGAGATCATGGAAGCCACGGCTTCCACGCTCTTCCTACAGTGGAAAGGAACCTGTAAGTCTGAAATTACGAAGATGCGGCGCATTAGTCATGGCCCTCTCAATCAGTGATCGCGCTCGGAACAGTCAATGCAGCAACACCGTGACCGAAGAAGACGGCATAGCTGCCCTCACCGTCACTCAAATAAACGAAGCCGTAGTTGTGTAGGCGTTTCGCCACCTCAACGATGGACACCTGTGCCAGTTGAATGATGCGACCCGTAGTGAGATGCACGTTCACCACAGGGTCAACCATTTCGGAAACGTCAGGGAACCCTGACTCGTCAACGGTCACGGGACGCCTTTACACCAGGCCAGTTACCGTCAATCACCATGACCCCGATCAGGCCATAGTTCGCCAGGTCAAGCCACGAATCCCGCAGACGCTCACCGTAGGTAGGGGAGTCCGATGACAGCAGGTTCTTGATGCGCTCCATCTTGTCGCCCATGCGAACCACCAGGGCAGTGAGCGGATCGGGGTAGCCGTTAGCGATGTTGCCGGGACCGTAGTCCCGGTGCCTGCCAATCAGCAGATCCTCAGCCTCATCGAACACATCAGCGACAGCGATCAGGAACGACGGCTCTAGTCCTTGGTCGGCGGCAGGTAGCCCCCGATGAAACCTCGGCGCTTGTCCACCACCAGCCTGACCAAACCCAGTCCCTGTAATGCGAACATGAGCCTGTCCCAATCCTCGTCGTGCATCAGTGCTAGACACCAGCCCTCCTACGAATACCGTCAGCACCTTCAGCGAGATAGGTGCTGTTTACGTCTTGACCATCGGGCATGTGAATGACCACTGCCTGGTCGATAGCAGATGCGATCTTCTTGCCCAGCTCTTTACCTGGCTGGTCCCCGTCACACAGAACGAGTACACGCTCATAGTCAAGGAATGCCCGTGCATAGAACGGCTTCCATGCGGAGGTGCCCTGCAATGCGACGGCAGGGATGTTGCAGAGGGTGTTGGCTGTGATGCAGTCGATCTCACCCTCACAGATGGCGATCACATCGGACTGCTGACGGAAAGCCATCACGTTGTACAGGATGTGTTCGGTCCCTGCACGGGACAGATATTTGGGGGACTGCTCATCGGTCACTGCTCTGAAACGAACGTCAACTACCCCGGTAGGGGTCACATATGGCAAAGACATGCGACCTATGAACTGCTCATGGCCCACAGCCACATTCGATTCAGTGACGTACCCGAGAAGATGAGCCTCTGCCGCTGCCTTGGTAATCCCTCTGGCTGCCAGATACCCCGCTACCTCGTCCACGCTCCCGTGATACTGAGTCACTGCTTCCGCTAGAGACAGCCTCAACGATTCGGAAAGCATCCCTCCACTCACCTCCCTCGATCTCCTTGACCAGCCCAACTAGGTCGCCCTTGAACCCGCACGACATGCAGGCAACCCCGCCCGTCTCGTTGTTCACCCGACAAGACGGAGTGAGATCCCTGTGCAGGCCGCACGAGATCGTCTGCCACCCGCTCCGAGGGTTCGGCACCTTCCATCCGTAGTGCTGCAACACAGCCCACAGGTCACCTCTTTTGTAGGTGTAGGAGGAGTGCGGCAAAGTCATCAGCCTCCATCACGACGTAAGACTTGGACACAGGGTTCATTCGCCGCTTCACCACAGCGGCACCGATCACCAGATCAGCAGGCATCGGTTCATGCACATGCTTCGCCTCCCAACGGAGGGCTTCACTGGTCGCTTCAGCCATGTAGCCAGCAAGGTTCATGGCCTTCTCGTTCTTCGCTTCCAAGATCACAGCAAGGTCATGGACACGGATCAGCAAGTCGCCTTCGTCGTCCTTGCCACGGCGCACAAGGCGCGTGGTGTTCAGGAACTTCTCACGGAAGAAACCCTCAAGGTCAATCTCGAACGCTGCGCCCTTGCGTTTGTTGGCCTTGGCACGGCTAGAGGCATCCATGAATCTCCACCCCACAGTCACAACACACCGTGTTCTCCTCACCCTCAAAGGTGACAAGACGCACGCAACCTGCGTGCTTGCAGTCGCTCACAGGTTGATGTCCTTGATCTGCATACGGGCAGGGTCATAGTCCAACCACAGGGCAGTGGACCCTGACGGATCCGCAGGCCCATACCTGTTCTTCACAGGAGCTACCGACATCAGGCCGTCATTAGGTGATGCGAGAGTGCAGATGAGGGACGGGATCTGTGCGATTTTCCCGTGCAGCGCAGCACGGGGAGGGCACGGGTTGCCCTGATACTGCTCAGAAGTGTGATGCAGCACCAACACAGCAGCACCCGTATCCCTAGCCCACCACTTCAGCTCCCGCATCAGCGACCTCAGGGAACCAAACTCATCCCCATGCTCATGCAGAACGTCGATAGCGTTGTCCACCACAAGTAGACGCATGTTGTCCCCGTTCACTTCCCGATACAGGGCAACCTCGTCAGCCAGATCAGACAGGGAAGGGGAGGCATCGAACATCCATGAGATGTGTGATGCCTGCCTGGACAGCACATCGGAAGCCCAAGTGGGGTCAGCCTGAATGCGTGTCTCTACCTCATGCTGCGACAGGCCAGTCAGCATCGCTGTAGTACGCAAAGCCATCGTCGCCTCATGGGTGTCCATTGAGGCGTACAACGTGGGTACACCTGACAGGACAGCGATAGACAGGGCGAGTGTGGACTTGCCTGCACCGGGTGGCCCGGCAAGCATGGTCACCTCGCCTCTGCGTATCGAGATTTGATAGTCGGCAAAGGACCGGAGAGGGACAGGAATGATTGCCCCGCCCCGGTCCTGTTGCACGACTGCACGGTCAAGACGCCTCATCGCCTAGGCAGGGAAGCTGTTCCACTCAGGGGTGTTGCGCTGAACCCACACGGGGTCGCACTTCGCACCACCCTGAGGTGCGTTACACATCCACGCCTTCCACGGACCCTTCGCCCCCACCTTCGAGACAGGGTTACGGGCACCGTGAGCGCACGCGGGTGCGACAGCGGACTGGAACGCCGCAGGGGGAGCCGCAGCAGCAGGGGGAGCAGGCTGCGGAGCGACGTTCCAGCCGCCGTCAGGAACAGCAGCAGGAGCAGGAGGCGTTGCTGCCTGCTGCTGGGTCAGGGGGGTGGCGTTCACGGCGGCGACCGTCATCGCAACGGAGTCGGTGAAGAGCTGGATGTTCTCAGCCAGGTCAGCCCAACGGATGTTGAAGTCCGACGCTGTCTCACCGCGAACGGTGAGCTGAACGTCATGGTCTGCGATACGGACGCGCATGTTCGCGCTGAACGGTGCTTCGGTGCTAGACATTAACTGCCTCCTCTATGGTGCCTGTCATGTGAGTGAAAAGGGGTGGAAAAAGAGCCTTCGGGTTGTGGACGTAGCAGTGGGTGCGAACACCACAGCCACTGCACATGCGGGTGACATGGGGCAAAAAGATTCC